CCCTCGCGGCGGTGGTTTGTATTATTGGGACGCTACTGGTGGTTTAAGCACCAGAGGTGTTTTGGTGTCTAGCCTAATGGGTGCAGATCCTGAAGTACCTTCGGTGGTTAATTTAGTGGCTGTGTCAGATACATCCAGATTTGTTTTTTGTTTTGGCTGCGATGATTATGGAAGCTCCGTATTAAATCCAATGTTAATACGCTGGTCGGATCAAGAAGACATTCTTATCTGGAATCCACTCCCTACCAATCAAGCTGGTAGTGTGACGCTGTCACATGGCTCTGAGATCATTGCTGTGGTGCAGTCAAGGCAGGAGCAGATTGTTTTTACAGACTCTGCGGTGTATTCATTACAGTACCTCGGCCCGCCAGTTGTTTGGCAAACCCAACTCTTGGGCGACAACACATCCATCTATGGCCCGAACGCAGCCGTCCTTGCTTCAGGTATTGTGTATTGGATGGGCATAGACAAGTTCTACAAATACGATGGCCGGGTACAGACATTGAACTGCGATCTGCGCAGGTTCATTTTTAGTGACATCAACAAGAATCAAAACCTACAGGTCTTTGCAGCTTTAAACGAAGGTTTTAACGAAGTCTGGTGGTTCTATTGCTCAGAAGCCAGCACGACGGTTGACCGCTACGTTATTTATAACTACGTAGAAAACGAAGGTAAAGGTGTTTGGTACTACGGCACGATGGGCAGGACAGCTTGGTTAGACTCAGGATTAAGGGATTACCCTATAGCTGCAACGTACTCTCGTAACCTTGTTGATCATGAGAATGGTTTAAACGACAACGAGACAGCCACAGCGGTTGCTTTAGACGCTTACATCTCATCTTCCGAGTTTGACATCGAAGACGGCAACAGCTTTGGTTTTGTCTGGAGGGTTGTGCCTGACTTAACATTTGGTGAGTCTACCAATAGTCCTACCGCCGTCAGTCCTAGGGTGACGATGAGTTTATTTGGCTTAACTAATTCAGGCTCTGGCGTTGTAAATACCGCCTCTGGCCTTGTTACCAAGGGTAGTAACTTTGTCATTACTGAAGAATTTACAGGTCAAATCTACACCCGGATACGGGGACGGCAGATGATCTTTAAGATCGCCAGCAATCAGATCAATACTCAGTGGCAACTAGGATCTCCTAGAATTGACATCAGAGCTGATGGGAGGCGGTAAATGGCGCAACTTAACGCCAAAGCACCAAGCCTACCACTGGCCGGTACGGAGTACGAACGTGAGTATTTTGACAAGCTCACGAATGTTCTGCGTCTGTACTTTAACCAGCTAGACAACCCCGGGCCAATGGGCGCTACAAGTTTAAACTTTGATTTAAACAACCTACCCACAGATGCTGATCTGGCTAATTTAAGGTTGGGTGATGTCTATCGAGACACACAAGACGGCGTTCAAGATACCAGTCAAATGTTAAGAATAAAGACTTCATAATCATGGCAGTAACTAACGCAGATATTCTAGGTTGGTTTAACGCTAACCCCGGCGCAAGTGATGCATTGATTGCCCAGACAATGCAAGAGGCAGGAGTGTCTCCTGAACAATTGGCGCAAGCCACAGGCACAAGCGTTGCAGAAGTTACCTCAAGATTTGAAGCAGCAATTGCCCCACCAGCCCAAACTTATACATCGTATGAAACAGAGTCTGGAACTGTATACGAACCTGTTTATACGCCCCCACCTCCTCCACCAGCCCCTGTTTACACGCCACCGCCTGCTTCAGTTAGTGAGCCTGTAGTTGATTATTACGCACAGCAGTTTGAGCCTGATAGGTTTGAACCAGTGTATACGCCTCCTCCAGTAGTAAGTGAACCTGCGGGTATTGCTTCATTACCAGCGGCTACGCCCTCTGCTGTTGATAAATTAACCCAACAGATTCTTGCCCAAGGCACAACAGATCAATGGAAAGGTGAAGGCAAAGGTTCTGCCCAAAAGAACGCAGAAGACATGGCCAAAATCTTGGCCGACACCGGCATTACAGACATTAGTCAGTTTGGTAAAGTTACAAAAACTGTTGATGCGGCAGTTATTCCGCAAACACAAAGCACGGTTGTTGGTTACGACAACGAGGGCAATCAGATTGTTGATACCAAAGTTCTTGGCTACACCGATCAAAACGGCAACTCTATTGATCCTAGTTTGGTTAGGACGGAAACAGTCTACACTGGTGGCGATTCAGGTAATACAGAAACCGTTTACATCGCTCCGGTAGGTAAACAAGAAGCATTTGGTAATAAAACCACGGGTCAGGCGGTTGCCGACACATACGGTGAGCGCCAGATTGGTAACGCTTTTGGTGGAACATATTCCGGCGAAGGAAACACTGGCTATCGCGTCCAGTTTGATGACAAAGGCAATCCAATCTTCTACACAACGCAGGCATCTAGTAGCGACATTGGCGATCTTGCGCCAATCTTAGCTATTGCTTCGTTTATCCCTGCCTTGGCCCCATTTGCTCAAGCCATCAATGCTGCAATTGCCATTGATCGTGGCGACATCTTGGGTGGTATTGCATCACTGGCTGGCGTAGCTGGCATGTCTGAGGTGTCCACTGGCCTTAAAGTAGTCAAAGCCTTAGATGATGGCAATGCTATGGGAATTGTTGGTGCTTTGTTGGCAGACCCAGCCCTAGGTAAGTTAGCGTCTACCACAATGATTTCCGACAGCATTTCTTTTGCTGATGCTGGTAATACATTAAGCGTTCTTAATAATTTAAACAACGGAAATATTACTGGTGCTTTAACTACTGCCGCTAATATGACCGGCAGTTCTGATGTTCAAACAGCAACGGCGGGTTTAAACCTTATTAATGCCGTAAGAACTGGGGACGTAACACAAATTGCAAATGCGGCTGGCGGTTTAAACAACACGTTAAACGCTACCAATAACGTTGTAACGCAACTGCAAAATTCTGGGTTGGTTACTGGGTCTGTTAATAACTCGGGCGCAGCATCATTTGCAGACTTTAACCTTGCTGACGACACTGACACTCAGATTTCCAATCAACTTAACCAGTCTTTAACGTTTGACGGTTCTGGGGCAACTGATATAAATGCAGCCGCCACCGCCGCTTCAAATGCAGGGGCAAATACATTTACGTTTAATGGTGGCACGTACACCATTGACAACAATAATGCCGCTACAACAATTGCTGATTTAGAAAGGATTGTTGCGGCTAACAATCTTGCCGCCACTACAACATCTAATCTAGCCGGTGGTGAATTTGCTGGTGTAGATGCCGCTGTAGCGGCTAACGCTGCGGCAAATACGACAATCATTGGTAACGCAGAAGCTGACGATGTAACACAAGCTGCCGCTCTAGCTAGGTCACGTAATCCCACCGGCACGACCTTCACTTTTGATGGCAAAACTTACACATTGGGCACATCTAATGCTGATGTAAACGCAGCATTAGCCACTACTCAAAGAGACGCCGCGCTTCAAGACATTCAAAACGCACCTAATTTTAATGCCGCTTATGCCGCAGCCCGTGCAGCGCTTGGCCCTAACCAGACGTTTACTTACAACGGTAAGGAATACAGTACCGCCACCGCAGCAGAGCGTCCAGATCTTACCCCCGCAGCAGATTCTGCCAGAACAATTGAAGCTTTAAACGCATCTAACCTTGCCAATAAAACTGATGCTTCAAGCACAGTGGCAGCTCAGAACGACGCCTTAGCAAAGATTGTTGCCGGTGGGCCAGATCAAAGTTCCGCCGAAAGTAAAAGATTATTTGAACAAAACAAAACATTAAGCGTTGCAAAAGGGGATCAGTATGCCAAAGATACATTGGCCGCTCTTGAGGCAATGTTTGGCAAAGATTCAACCGCTGCTCGACAATTTATAGCAACTCTTACCGCAGCAAATGCTTCAACTTTAGATTTTGTTGGTGGAACTCTGTCTGGATTAGGAATAACAGGCCCAACTAATGCCATCACCAATGCCGCCAAAGATGCTCAAAATGCTGCGTATGCTTTAAATGCAGAGGGTGTTAATGATGCTGTTCAAACTGTTGTTACAAATGTAACCAACGCAAAAGGATTTGTTAACAAAAGCAAAGCACTTATTGATTCTGTTATAGAAAACCCTAAATCTTTAAATGTAGCTGCCGTAGAAATAGTTCAAGAAGGTTTGCCTATAGCGTTAGGTTATGGACTTTATAGCAACTTAGTAAGGCTGGGCACGGCAGTCAATACAGCTAGAAAAGCAGGTATTGGTCTAGATGTATTTGTTAATGCCGCTGAATCTGCTGGCGCTGCTTGGAACAACGAAATAGAAGAGGGGGCGGAAAAAAATCTAAACTCTCAAGAAACAATACGAAATGCAAATATTGCGTTTGGCGTTGCAGGTGCAGTAACGATGGTTACTGGCGGCGTAACTGATATGGCGCTAGTTAACAAAATAAGCAATGCCGTAAGTAAAGTAGCGTCTAAAGTTGGCACTAATAGCGGCGTACAAGCAGCTAGTGAATTTG